ATTGTAGAAGAGTTACCGTCATAGTTAACGTCACGGATTGAAGTTCCAGCACCAGAACCGTCTGGGTCAAGGCGAGCGAAGTCAGCAATCTCTCTACGTAGAGCTGTGTCAGCAACAAGCATTAAGCTGTTTGTTGAGCCAGTTACACGATAGATGCTTGTGATAAGCTCATTAAGAACTGTTTCTGTGAATACACCAGAACCGTGAATAGAATCAGATGGAGTGCGGAAATCTAAAGGCACATCAGATGGGCCAGAAGAATCAATCCAGTCACCTAGTCCACGAAGGCCATATGATGTACCGGCACCGTTTTCAACTGAACGGTCGTTGTCAGAAATAAGAGTTGCCTCGATATCACGTTTAAGTTCACGGATTGCTTTAGCTTCTGCTTGAGCTACTTTAGCTGGGCCGACAGAATCGACTGCTTCTTGTAGGTCAGAAACCATGTAATCTCTGCGGAACTTTTGGATGTAGTTACCTAGACGAGCACGTCCAGAGAATTTGTCAGTAAATGCTGTTACGTCAGCACCTTCTGCAACACCACCTGTAGATGGTGTATCGAGTGTATCAACAGTCCACTCAACAAATGTAGAACTTGCACGTTCTTTGTTGGCGGAAGAAAGAACCGGAGTTTCTTCTGGAGCAAGAATAGTTAGAACATCTAACAAGTCTTCTCTATTAGAAATTGCCGACCCAGTACCAGTCACTGCGGCTGGTGCGTTTGGATTATATGTATCTGAGAATGACATTTTATATTATCGTTTTTGTATTTGTAGTTTTCTTAGTGCGGCAAAATCACGTGGGTTTCCAGTTTGCTTAAAACGAGCTTGAAGGTCTTTCACTGCTTTAGTTGTTTTTGATGGAGCTTTTTCAGATTTAGCTGCTGAACCTATACCAGTCTTGGTTGGGTTCAACGATGGAGATGACTTAGTAGTTTCCACTACTGGCTTACGTCCATAGATACTATTGGTTGCGTGAGCAAACCAGTATTCGATTTGAGCACCAATATCTGGAGCTTCTTTATCCAATACTTCTTTTAGCTTTTTATAACGAGGGTCATTGATTGTTGCTTCGTATTGCTTACGAGTATCATTATCTTCTCCACTCATCCAATCAAGTTCTTTAACTGCTTGTTGCTCGAACACTGCTTTTAGCTGCTGTCCTTGCTCTCGCTGTTGAACTTTATTGAGCTGGTCTGGAAGATATTGTTTCTGTGCCTTCCTTGCATTTAATAGTGCTTTACGCACTTCAGCCTTCGTTAAGTCCTTGCCATCTACTTCGGTAATTACATCATCTGCTGCATATGCATCACTTTCAAATAACAAGTCTTCCGCCCACTCTACTGCTGAGTTTACTTCTTCTGCTTTCTCTTGTAACTTTTCAATAGTATCCAAGTCAGAAAACGGATTGTCTTTTATTTCTTTGGGCTGATTAAGAGGGTCTTGTTTCTCTTGTAACTGTGCTTGCAAACGAGCTACCTGTTCCTCAGCTGCTTTGCGTTTAGCTGTCAACTCACCGTATCTAGCTACCGCTCTGCTTCCGAGCTTTTCAGATATTTCTCGTAATTCTTCTTCTGATAAATTATCAAAATCCAACTGTGAAAGAACGTTCTCTTCTGATTCAACTTCAGAACCCTCTGGTTGTTCTTGAGTTTCTTCAACTTCTTGAACTTCAGTTTGTTCTTCTGCTACCTCTTCTGAGATTTCTTTGGCCTCCTCTACCTGTGCGGATTCGCTTGGTGTGAGTTGACCGAGCCTTCTGTTCGCTAATTGCTGAACTGTAAGGTTTGACTGTCCCGCTGAATTTGGTTCTGCCTCAGCGTTGGCAGATGTGATTTCGTCCATAGTATTTGTTATATGTTCCACTCCTCAACGCTGAGCGATGGCGATAAATGCATTATAACACAATGGTCGTTATTTATTTAACGATTCCCTATGTCTTAGTTTTAAAGTCTCCCAATCTACCATTTGTAGTATTTGGTCATACGTTATTATACGTCCGGATATTTGTTGCAATTTATCGAAGTCAGCATTGTGCATGTCTCCGATGGTCTCTTCTCTAAGAGCGTGTATTACATTGATGAGCCTAGCAAAGGTCTCGTGATTACTCAATGCTTTGATGTCGTCTTCTAATTTGTGCATTACATTTGTTGGGTTTGCATATCACCCATTTGTGCTGGTGCTGTTCCTATCTTTCCTATTTCAGCGTTTTGCATTTGTTGCATTTGGAAAGTATATTGGCCAGCGTACTTCTGAAGTCGAGCAGCAAATGCTTCATCTTGCTGTGCTCGTTGTGCAATATCCGGTTGAGCTGTGTACTGTTGAATGACTTGCATAGCAATTTGAGCTCCTGTAGGACGTGCTGGCATTTCAATCCCCGCAAAGATTTTTGCCAAATCGTCTGTAACATCTTTAACAACTTGCTGTTGAGCAGCTTCTGTCGGCTGAAGTACAGCATCCGCAAGAACTGGGTCAATACTATTAGCAGCAATGTCCAAAAGATTTTGAATATTAATCCTACCGCTGCGGTCAAGTTGCGTAAGCGAAACCATAGACTGGAGTTTTTTCTCGCTGGTTTCTGGGTCTGTATTAAGTACGTCATAGTTTATTGTTATATCAAAGTTTTCATCTGGGTCTCCTTTGCTAAACATTTGAGAATCCGGTACACCTGTTACTCTAAAGAATACACTGTCCGGCCCAAATCTTTGGAAACATCTGTATGACATTCTGATAACTTCTGCTGCGTGTTGCAAGAACTTATCTACTAAAAATTGTTTTCTTATCTGACTGATTTGTGAAGTTTCATCTAGTCCACATAATCTGTCTGCTTGTCCTTCCATTGTTTGTTCTATCTCTATAGAACCCGTAGGAGGTGGAGGTGTCGGTGCAAAGTCAAAGTCACCTTTACGTCTATATGGAATCATACGTCCCGGCCCCCAATCTGTTGGAGCTTGTCCAACTGGGTGGAGTATCGGAGGTAGCGTTGCTATGCTGTTCCTATCAATACGAGAATCTCGTTCAACCTTAACTTGGTTTTGTATTCCTCTGAGAAGGTCGGGTATAGTCTGCACGTCATACAAACGCTTACTATCCTCCGATAATTTTGTAACCACAATCGGATAGTCTTCGTATCCATTCATTAGTTCAAATTTTGCATAGCCTTGAGTAGAACCATCACCATCAAACTCTCTGTGGAAAATTGTTTGATAAATACCTTCTGAACCATCTTCTGGGTCAATCAATCTTTGGTATCCATAAACTATTTCAACTAGCTCATCAGCTTGGTATCCTCTATCAGTAAGGCCAATACTTCTTTGTCCTTCTTGTTCTTTTTCAACTGAATATATATTTACACCACGATAGTGTTCGATAATGTATTCAACAAAGTCTTCATCCCATCCATCTGTAATTACTTTGTTTTGTAATTCTTGTGGAGTATAGTAAGTTCTCCAGAAGCAGAATGGTGCACGCTGTGGGTCAGTAACATAAGGAGGAAAAAAGAAATCTCCATCTGGGGCTAGTGTCTTTACTTCTGGTGCATCTATTTGTCTACGTACAATCGGTAGTTCTGCTTCACCACCTTTGCGTAATTCTTTTAATGCTTTCTTAATTCTTTTTTCGGTAGCTGTTGGAAATACTTGCTGCATTAATGAAGTCAACTCGTCATCCATATTCCCGGCTTCTATAGCTCGGTATATATCTGGACTCATCTGACCAATCTGTGCTAGATTTAGTTTTTGCAAATATGTTCTGTCTTCTCTCTGCCAACCAACATAGGTAATTAATATACCTCTTTCCAATAAATAGTTAGCTCCTAGTTCCATTTCTTTCTTAAAACGAGGAATATATCCAGATGTAATCATCCATTTTAAAAAGCTAGATACTATCTTTGACCTAGCCATATCACTGGATTCTACTGGATAAGCACGCACATTAGCACGGTTAAGACTAGACATGAAAAGAGATACCAAGCGAGTAATGCGTTCATCAATAGTGTGGGCCTCCATGTCTGATGCACCTTCCCAAGGGAATGCATCTGAACCATGCTTTCTATGGTCACGACTTTTTCCGGGCCAAAAGTTTCTTCGGTCATCGTATGAGCTTCGGCATAAATCGAAATATGCTTCTAACTCTGTAACCGTTTGGTCATATGAGTATCTTAATGTTTGTACATCGGGTTCGTCACTTACATAAGTAAGAGCGTTTGAAATTGATTCACTTTCCATTTAGTTTTTTTCTAGCAGATTTTAAGATGTTGCGTAGCAAATCTTTTGGTGTTCCTATTCTATCACACATATCCGAGTGTGACATTTCAGTTGTGTGTTCATGCTTAATATATCGACATAACATCTCCCAAGCAGCAAGTCTATCTATCTGTTCGTTTCGCCACTTTTGTGTAGCTGTTATACATTTAGGCCCTTTTGATTTTTTTCGGCACATATCTATAACTCACACCCTTGTCATCTTCTATACATTCTACAGCAACTGTTTTACCAACTAGTCTTCCCCAATACTTTCTAGGTAAAAGAACTGGTACACGTTTACCAATCTCTTTACTATATGCCCAGTTATAACATCTATTTGGACATTCCTTTAGTATTTTTACTTGAATATGTTTGGGTACAATCTCTGGAATATCAAATGCTTCCTTAAGAATCTCCACACCTTCTGGTGTTATCCAAGTACCTTTACCCCTTCCGGTAACCATCTCTTCGGGTAACTTACCCTTTGCAAGCTGTAACGCTTCGTCAAAATCTACTTTGTATTCTTCTGATAGTGTTACTAATCTAGTTTTCATTAATATCCTCCTTTGGATTTTACTGTAGCCATCATCTGATAACTGTTATAGTGGTCGGGGCCTAGGCCTCCATTGCTCATACGTAAGTATCGTATTAAGTCAAAAAAGTCTTTCAATGCCTCATCCATTTTTCCATTACTATTATAATTTATGAGACTGTCAATTAAATTTTCACATCCTTCGTGAATAAAACATCTAGGCCTATTGGCCTCATCTATTTCATAATTTGGATTGTAAGTAAACCATTCATCTACGGCAGCTATACCAATCTCTTCATTCTTACCATCACTTGGTACAAATATCATACCGTAGTCTTCAAAGCTAGTAAACAAGTCAGTATTGTTTTCATTTTCTTTTGCAAAGAATCTTGAGTCACCTATTCGCTCCATAACATTTATATTCATCTCATCTTCTATCTCTTTGAATAGTTCTGTATATGCTTGAACATCTAATCCAATCTTTTTGGCTGCTGGGCCGTATCTCCACTTCGGGTCACCGAATAATGCCCACTCTCCATACGTAGCTCTATCTGGCCATTCTCTTAGAATATATATATCACCTTCTTCATTTACGGCCGCCCATAGACTTACATAGTTTCTGGCACCAGCTGGGTCAACAACTTGGTAAACGGTAAAGTCCTCGTTGATTTCGGGCATACGCATACCATATTTGTTTTCCTCATCTCCGAGTACATTGACTTCTGTAGAAAATAAAGGTAACAGCGAAGTCATTGACTTTACTGGCACACCATATGCTCTGACCATTATATCTTCTTCAGAACGATTGGCTAAGTCCTTAGCTATACGTTCGTATCCGCCAAATGGATTTTCATCTGAATGAAGATAAACTATACTTGCATCCCGCTCTGGGCTGTATTGCTTTACCGGTAATGGTTTATTATTTAACAGTTCAGCTTCTTTTGTTTCTAATGTTTCTGCTCCTTTTAGGTACTCAGATATAAATGGTGTGTACCCATCAATCGGAGTAAAACCTATAAGCATCTTAGAGTTCCGGGTAGCTAATCTGAATCGTAAAGTATTTACCAGTGCTGCATCTCCTAGGTATTCGTCCAGCCATGCACCGATATTCAATCCAGTAGGTTGCTTGAACCCGAACTCAAAACCTTCTAAGATAGTTTGGTTATTACTGAACTGAGTATATGTTTTGAAATCAACACGTGTTCGTGTGTCCGGAAAAATAAATGAACTACCTGTGAATCCATTCTGCATAGAAAAGTTTATGTAACCTTCTATACTCTTTGTCTTTCTCTTAAACTCCTTGGGCATCATTTCCCAAACTGCTGCTTGTTGTACCTTGACAGATGTATCAGCGTTCTGTGAGAAACAAACAATATGTCCGTCCATATTCTCTGTTACTGATTGCATTACCATTTTTGCACAACCAGTTGTTTTCCCGGAACGATTACCACCTAGTGTCAAACACTCGTTGTGTTCTTCTAGGCCGGCCCGCATTCTGTCCCATCCGGCTAGGTCAAACCCATAGCGTAGCGGGTCTTCTTCGGCAGCTAGTATTCTTCCTTCATGAGCACGATGTAACTCCGCTAGTAACTTGGGTTCGTTTTCAGCTAGAAGTAATATCTCCTCATCAGAGGGTGCATCCAACAAAGGATGCTTTGTAAACGTTAGCTCCATAAAGAATCATCTTCAGATATATCATCAGAAAGTTCTTCTTCTTCCCATACTATATCTAAAGGGTCACTATCCATCTCCTTCTTCGTTTCTTCTACAAGCATACGACCTACTCGATGGTTAGTGTAATCATAGAACAAATCTCCCTCATCGTCCATAACAATGAACATATAATTGCTAAAGTGCTCACCAAGGTTACCACGGATTCTATCGAACAAATCATCATAATCTTCAGTTATCATCTATATCAATTACCTCCGCTTGTTTAATCTTGTTTAACCTTTCACGAGCAGCTTTGATTGTCTCCTCGTAGTCCTCTTGAGTATACACCCTACGGTCTTCGGTTATCTGTGTGGCCTCACCTCTTGCAGTAAGTGCTTCACGTGCGGCATTAGCTTTTGCTATAGAAAGTTCTTTTAAGTCCCGGAAGGTCGGCTCCAGTTCCCCGGTCTGCATCCGGCCCCGGACTGCTTCAATTAAATCTTCTTCCAGAGAAGACATATCTAAATAATTTCTTGCAGCTATCTTACCAGACAAGTCTTTGAATTTACCTAGATGGTCGGCATAGTCAGTCAGTACATTGATTACTGTTTGTCTATCGTACCCATACTTCTTTACAAGCCGGGTCTGGCTATTGCCAGTTGCATATAAGTAAAGCATCTTAGCTACCTTTTCCGGATTATGTCTACTTAGACTACTGACCTGTTGTAACTCCTTACTATCTGAAACCTCCCGGATTGATTCCGTGATTTGTTTCATTAACTCTTCCTTGTCTTCACTCATGGTATCAAATCTTTTAATCTAAGTAGTATACCCTTACTAGTATTATTATCTCCACCCCGGACATCCCGGCCGGTTCCTATATAGCTTCTAGCTATATCTTTCAACTGAGATGTAGGTAACATTATATGTAAATCCTCTACCACAAAACAATAGAAGTCCGACTGTGTAGTAGCCAGCCCGGAGGGCTTGCCTCTACTCTCGTACTCAATAAATATGTTCCCAGTCTTCTTGGCCATCAAGTCCCGCTTGACCTCCACTTTCTTATTGGTAAAGGTATCAGCCAGTTCGGCCTCGGCCACTTGGCCAACCTCTAAGTCATATCTAAAGTCCGAACAGTATTCCATCTTTTTTTCATTATCTGAAAAAATATCCGACTGTCAATACTTTTTTATGGTATAATCTTTTTGTATCCTTAAGGATTCCAGTCCTTAATTATTTATTACTTATGATTGCGAGCACCAAGCGAGCAACACTCCTTAAGGATACTGTAATACATAAGGGTGTCAAGTAAAAACCTATGAATTATATATTTTTTTAAGGCCTACTTCTTGATATATATGTG